CAAATGCCGAAGCTATCACATTGTCAGGTCAGGTATCAATCCGATGGATTGAGAACCGTATGAATGATTACCTAAATAAATTGCTCTCCACTGAAAAGGAGGATTATGTCATTGCATCCGACACTGACTCAATCTATCTTAATCTCGGACCTCTTGTTGATAAATTTTTTAGTTCTAAGTCTGGCGACAAAACAGCAATTGTGGCGATACTTGACAAGATCTGCCAAGAGAAACTGGAACCTTTTATTGAACGTTCATATCAAGAACTTGCGAATTATGTTTCAGCGTATGACCAGAAAATGAGTATGAAGCGTGAGAACATTGCTGACCGTGGTATCTGGACTGCGAAGAAGCGATACATTCTTAACGTTTGGGACAGTGAGGGAGTTAGATATAAAGAACCCAAGATGAAAATTATGGGTCTTGAAACAGCAAGGAGTTCTACTCCTGCTTATTTTAGGGACAAGTTGTATGCAGCGTTTAAAATTATTATCGGCAAAACAAATGATGAACTTATCAATTTTATCAATGCAGTCCGAACAGAAACAAAAGAGCGACCCTATGAAGAAGTCGCCTTTCCCAGAGGAGTTAACAACCTTGCCAAGTACCGTCACCCAAAGGAAATCTACCAAAAAGGAACACCCATCCACGTAAGAGGTGCCCTACTTTACAATTGGTACGTAAAGCACTATAATGTAGAAAACAAACATCCTCTCATCCAAGAAGGTGAGAAGATTAAATTCATGTATCTCAAGACACCAAACCCAATTCATGAGAATGCTATTAGTTTCTTCGGTGAATTACCTAAAGAGTTTGGTATTGAAAAATACGTGGACTATCAAACACAGTTTGAGAAATCATTTCTTGAACCACTAAAGAATGTACTACAATGCATTGGTTGGAAACATGAGAAGACCATTGCAATTAGTAGTTTCTTTGAATAATTATGTACAATTTTATGAGGATTAAATAATGGGATTCTTGGATTCTGTAATTAAAGACAGTGGAAATGAATTTGCTGGTCTGGTTAGTGAAGGAGTTGCTGCTGGCGACATCACTAACTATGTTGATACTGGGAGTTATATCTTTAATGCCTTGGTTAGTGGTTCGTTGTTTGGAGGTCTTCCTGCCAACAAAGTTACAGCCTTGGCAGGAGAATCAAGCACTGGTAAGACTTTCTTTGCTCTTAGTGTCGTTCGTAATTTCCTTGATTGTAATCCTACAGGTGGCGTCATCTATTTTGAAACTGAGTCCGCCATTTCCCGTGACATGATTGAGTCTCGTGGTATTGACAGTTCTCGTATGGTGCTGTTTCCTGTTGCTACTATTGAAGAGTTTAGAACACAAGCTTGTCGTATTGTTGACAAGTATCTAAAAGAACCTAAAGATAAACGTCAACCTATGATGTTTGTTCTTGATAGTCTAGGTATGCTTTCTACATCTAAAGAGATGGAAGATATTGCGAATGACAAACAAGTTCGTGACATGACTAAATCACAACTAATCAAAGGTGCATTCCGTGTTCTTACATTAAAGTTAGGACAAGCAGGTGTTCCTATGCTTGTCACAAATCATACATATGATGTAATAGGATCATATATGCCTACAAAAGAAATGGGTGGTGGTACAGGACTCAAGTATGCTGCGTCAACTATCATCTATCTTACCAAGAGTAAAGAACGTGATAGTAAGAAAGAAGTTGTAGGTAATATTATTAAGTGTGAAGCTAAGAAATCTCGTTTAACAGTGGAGGGAAGTAAAGTTGCAACACGTTTATTTTTTGACGAACGCGGACTTGACAAATATTACGGCTTATTGGAACTGGGTGAACAGTATGGAGTCTTCCAGAGGGTGGGGAATCGGATTCGCATTGGTGAATCTTCTGTTTATCCTTCTGCTATTCTTGCCAGTCCAGACAAATACTTCACAGAAGAAGTAATGCAAAAACTGGAGGAGGCAGCGAAGAAGGAATTTAGTTATGGCAGTTGATACAATTTTATTTGGTGACTGCCGTAACACACTAAAGACATTAGAAGAGAAACCTAGGATGTGTGTTACATCTCCTCCTTATTATGGTCTACGTGATTATGGTGGAGAAGAGTCACAGATAGGTCAAGAACAAACACCAGAAGAATACATCCAAAGTCTAGTAGAAGTATTTCGTTCGGTGCGTGATGTATTGGCAGATGATGGAACACTGTGGGTAAACATAGGAGATAGTTATTACAACTATAGACCTGGTAAAGGTCAATCCTATCCTAAACAATCAGTGAGTAAAACGAAACAAGATCTACCAGAACAATGCAATAAACGAGGAAATAAATTAGAAGGACTAAAAGAAAAAGATTTAATCGGGATCCCTTGGATGCTCGCATTTGCTTTACGTTCTGATGGTTGGTATCTCAGACAAGATATAATTTGGCACAAACCCAATCCGATGCCAGAGAGCGTGAGAGATAGGTGTACTAAATCTCATGAATATATATTTTTGTTTAGTAAAAATAGAAAATACTATTACGACAATGAAGCAATCAAAGAACCAGTCAAACAAGATTGGGGAACAAGAAACAGAACAAACGGAAAATATCACAACGAAGGAACAGGACTACAACCACATTCGGGACTTACAAAATCATATACAACAAAGAATAAACGATCTGTCTGGACAGTAACAAACAAACCATACAAGGGAGCACACTTTGCTGTGTATCCACCTGACTTAATTGAACCTTGCATTAAGGCAGGGAGTGAAGAGGGAGACATAGTTCTAGATCCATTCATGGGATCAGGTACAACAGCATTGGTAGCCAAATCCTTACAAAGACATTACATTGGTTGCGAATTACACGAAGACTATGGTAGACTAATTCAGAAGAGATTAAGTGAGAAATCTTTTGCGAGGTTAAAACTAGATGAGTGAACGCATTGAAGAAACTATTCTACGTAATCTCCTATTCAATGAGGAGTATTATCGTAAGGTAATTCCTTTTTTAAAAGCAGAATATTATGAGACTTATCATGAAAAAGTTATCTTTGAGGAGATCGCTGAGTTTGCTGCGAAGTATGACAAGATCCCTACTAAAGAAGTTCTCGCGATTAATCTCCAAAGTAGAGCAGATCTTACAGAAGAGACATTCAAAGATTCATTACAGGGAGTAAACTCTCTTACTGATGAATGGGTTGATTATGACTGGTTGTTAGATGCCACAGAAAAGTGGTGTCAAGATCGTGCTATATACTTAGCACTCATGCAGTCTATTAAGATTGCTGATGGTGGAGATAAGAGATTAGATAAGGGTGCTATACCTAGCATCCTGCAAGATGCTCTTGCTGTCTCCTTTGATGAACACATTGGACACGATTACATTGAACAAGCATCAGATAGATATGAATTCTATCACAGAAAAGAAGAAAAAATCCCATTTGATCTTGAAAAGTTTAATTTCATTACGAAAGGTGGTCTCTCTAACAAGACTCTCAACGTCGCTCTTGCTGGTACAGGTGTCGGGAAGTCTCTATTCATGTGCCACATGGCTGGTTCCGCGCTCACTCAGGGCTACAACGTTCTCTACATTACATGTGAAATGGCAGAGGAGAAGATTGCTGAACGAATTGACGCAAATCTTCTAAACGTTAATGTCAAAGACATCGTAGAACTACCAGAAGTTTTATTCTCTAGTAAGGTCAATGAGATCGCTAAGAAAACTAGAGGAAAACTTATTATCAAAGAGTACCCTACAGCGTCTGCTCATGTAGGACATTTTAAGGCACTCTTAAGCGATCTCAAATTGAAGAAAGACTTCAAACCAGATATTATTTTTGTTGATTATTTAAACATATGTGCAAGTGTGAGGTACAAAGGTGCCATTGTTAACTCGTATACCTACGTTAAGGCGATTGCGGAGGAGCTTCGCGGTCTTGCTGTGGAATGTTCTTTACCTATTGTCAGTGCCACTCAAACTACTCGTAGTGGTTATGGCAATAGCGATCCAGACCTTACCGATACTTCTGAGTCTTTTGGTCTACCTGCCACTGCTGATTTTATGTTTGCCCTTATTAGTACTGAGGAACTTGAGCAACAGGGTCGCCTCTTGGTCAAACAACTTAAAAACAGATACTCAGACCTCGTTACCTCTAGAAAATTCATGGTGGGGATTGACAGAGCGAAGATGAAGCTGTATGATGTTGCTGATGATGCGTCTGCTATCAGCATCAGTGAAGAAGATCCTGGTGAGGACTTCCAGCAATTTGCTGATACACAATCTAGACTATCAAAATTCGCAGAGTGGAATGTATGACAATTAATTTTAACCGATACGAAGAGTTTGTTTCTGCAGTTACTTCTGAAGCATCAACAAACTTCGTTGACTTCGCTGATCGTATTGGCGAGTTAGATCGTGAAGGTGCTAACATTGAACGTCTTCTGACTTCTGGTGTTGGTATCAATGCTGAAGGTGGTGAGTTTCTTGAGATCATTAAGAAGATGATCTTTCAAGGAAAACCATGGGACAAAGACAACAAAGAACATCTTATCATTGAGTTGGGTGATGTGATGTGGTATGTGGCACAGGCATGTATGGCACTTGAAATTTCGTTTGATGAGGTTATTGAACGTAACGTAAAGAAACTAGAGAAGAGATATCCTGGCGGTAAATTTGATATTCAAAAATCTGAAGTTCGTGCTGCTGGAGACCGATGAGTGGAGATTACGAAAGTCACTACATCAACCAACCCGATATCACATACATAGAAAAAACAGAAGATACAATGTCTTGTACTAATTTAAGAGATCAAACGATTGAAGCTTTACTCGCTCAAGCAAACGGTGAAATCAGTAAGGCAAAAGCAAATGTTGAAATTTACCTACACAATCCTGTGGGTATTGGTGAGCATTCAGATGTTCTTGGTTCTATCCAAGATCAAATTGATATTATTGCAAAAGCAGAAGAACGTATTGAAGTTATCAAGAAACATTTTTACTTACACACTCATCAGTAATGTATAGTTTCTGGATACACCTTGTGGCATTCTTCCAAGTTGTTGTGATGAATTGTATTCAACCAGTTAACTGGAAGTATTGTTACAGGGTAGATCAGTGGTTATTGCCAGAAGTTGTAGAGGGGTATAAACTGTGGTCAGGACAGACACATCCCTATGCAAATGAGAAAGAATATCTCAACAACCTCTCCTCTAAATAGATAGACGGGAGGTTTTCTTATGGCATATAATCTTATACCATCTACGTTTTCAGATGCAGGTTCTTCTGTAAAACATATGGATAATGCTACAGCAGCAGAAGGATTGAGATTATGGAATTATCTTGTCAACACATATGGCATGGAGAATCCTCTTGCGTTTGATCCTACTAATAAAAAACAAGTCAAGATAGCTAGAGCATTACAAACAGAATTTACAAAAGCAGAGATAAGAAAGAAGTTAAAAATAACTGCACTGAAGGTAGACTTTGGTGATGGTAGTAGAGGTAATAGAGGATCAGGTAACCAAGGAAATTTATTTGAGCAACAACTAGAAGCAGGTATCAACGATTGGATTGAGACTAGTGAACTTGCTAATAACAAATATAGAGATTTTATTTACGGTCTGGTAAAACATTATCACCTAGAAGATTGTATTGCAGTTAGAGTTATTGCAGAGGGTGGTGAGAATAAGAAAAGACCTATGCAACTTGTGAATGGTCACTGGAAGATTGGAACTGCATCATTAGCAACTGGATATAATATAGGTGCTACTATTACTGACTTAACATTAGAAAGTAAGTGTAAAAATAAACCTCTTCATAAGTATTACCTATCATTAAAAACTAGTGGCACAACTACTCTATCTAATCTAGGTCTTAAAACAAGTGTCTTTCCTGTTGAACAAGTAAAAGCAGGAAACATTACTACCACTGATGGTATAGCTTTGATGAAAACTTTTGGATTAGATGAAGCAACATTTTGTGCAACCTTCAATCAATTTCAATCAGGTAATAAAAACTTTAAAGTATTGGATGCTTCTCCAAATTATAATAAACCCTTACTACAAGAATTAATCAAGGGTTCTCTTGGTTATGGATACCACTATGTTCATATGAACAAAGGTAAGATTAAACATATGGAGATTACTGAGCAGTTCTTGAACAAAGCAGCGAACGTTACTAACGTTAGAATCTCATATGGTGGAGAGACAGGTGGAGCAAAGAGAGTAAACATTCATATGTCTACACCTCTTTTAGACATGACATTTAATATTAGAAACACCTCTGACAGAGGAACTACTTCTGATCCAGATCGTGTGTATCCAGATAAACTACAGTCTGGATATAAAATGAAAGGAGAAAGTATAGAGACGGTATTCCAAGACTGATGGCAAACGTAAAGCAACTCAAACACTTAGAACATTTAGAAGATGAAATGCTCAACTATGGAGTTGAGGGTTGCAAAGCTGCTGTGTCTTTTTTAAAAGAACTTCGTAAGATGCTTGGTAATGACAACAGCACAGGTTTCATGCAGACAAAATGGGATGGAGCACCATCAGTTATATGTGGCACTGATCCTAATAGTGGTATGTTTTTTGTAGGAACTAAATCTGTCTTTGCAAAAACACCAAAAATTTGCTACACAGATTTTGATGTGGATCTATACTATGAAGGTGACCTTGCAGAGAAACTTAAGTTCTCTTTGAAATATTTTTCTGGTCTAGGTATCAGAGGTATTGTTCAAGGCGATCTTCTCTTTACTAAATCTACTTTAAGGACAGAAACAATCAATGGTGAAAGACTTTACACATTCAGACCTAATACGATTACCTATGCTATTCCTACTGATCATCCTATTGGACAAGCAGCGGGCAGAGCAAAGATCGGCGTAGTATTTCATACACATTATTCTGGTGATGACTTTCAATCTATGCAAGCTCTTGCTGGTGCAAAAGTAAATGGATCAACTGATGCTCTTGTCATACAAAATGACACACCCATGGATCGTGTTGGATTGAGTAATGCAGAAGAAGCAAAGTTTGATGCATATGTCAAAAAGATTGAACGCATGTGTCATATATGTGGTGACTTTCTGGATGAATTGGTAGGTGCTAGTGGTACTACAGGTGATGCTAAGTTTCATATATCATCTTATCTAAAACAATTCTTTAATAATGAAATTAAAAATGCTCGTAACATTACTAATGTAGATGAAGCATTATATGAACTAGGAAATTTCTATCATGCAAAGATGAGTAAGGAACTTGCTAAGATCAAGACTCCTGCCAACCTAGTCAAGAAACGTAATCTGGTATATGAGAGTGAGAATTATCTTGTAGATAATGTTTATAAATTTAAAACTATGCTTGCACTGTACAAAGAACTACAGACTGTCAAGCAAATGGTTATAGATAAACTTGATCATTTAGAAGAATTCAGAACTTTTGTCCAGACGGATAAAGGATATAAGGTCACAACTCCAGAAGGATATGTTCTTCATAAAGATGGAGACATGATCAAATTTGTTAACCGTCTTGAATTTGCATACAATAACTTCACTCTTCAGAAGCAATGGCGTTAGACGGAAAAATTTGCTACTTCACATTTGGTAGGTTTCAACCACCAACCACAGGTCATAAGCAAAACTTTGACGGTGTGAAACGTGCTGCTGGTAATAATGATTATCGTATATACATTTCACAGACTGTAGATACTAAAGGTAGTAATCCTTTACTACCTAATAGAAAACTATATTATATGAATAAGATGTTTCCAGAACATAGAGGAAAGATCTTCTCAGGTCCTAAACAACCAGTAGCTATATTACAAGATCTTATGATGGCAGGATATGATGAGGTTATATTTTTGGTAGGTTCTGACAGGGTTTCTGCCATGCAATTCCTCCATAAATACAATGGAAAAGATTTCTCATTCAGAAAGATTGACATCAAATCTTCTGGAAGTAGAGACGCTGACGGTGATACCTTTGCCATTTCAGGAACAAAAATGCGTCGTGCAGCACACGCTGGTGATTTTAAAACATTTCGTTCTGGTATTCCTGGCGCATTACGTGATCAAGATTGTGCTGCATTAATGGCAGAAATTGCAGCAAACTTGCCTAAAAATTTTAAATGAAGGATTTTAAGAAACTACGAGAAGAAGCACTGCGACAACAGCAACGTCAAGCAGAGGTCTTCAAGGAAGGTGATGCTGTTATGTCTGCTCGTACAGGAGACAAAGGACGCATTCATAGAGTGGGTGGTAACTATGCCATTGTAATTACAGACGATGGAAATATGTTACGAGAATGGATAAAGAATATTAGAACTATAAATAATACGAGAAGAACTTCCCTTTTGAACGATGAAGAAACCAGATCCAATTAATAAAGTAAAAAATCAGGACGAGTTTTCCAGTGGATTGATGGAATCCTATGGTAGATGGATGGATGGAGATACCTTCCAAGGTACTCATATGCCTGATATTCATGAAGCTCCTTTTGACGGAATGGATCCCCAGTCTAACGGTGCTGAGATTGAACAGACTTCTATCAAAAAGAAGGAAGTAAAGAAAGTAACTCCTCTTGGAGCAAAAGAACTTAAGGTAGAAGAAGAGTACGAAGTACTTGAGACAGAAGAATTTGAACTTGACGGAGAGACTTGGATTCTAGAGAAGAGAAGATACTTCACCGCTGAAGGTGACATGAAGACAGCAAGAGCTAACGTTGGTGCTTCTACATGCTGGAAAGGATATAAGGCACAAGGAACTAAGAAAAAGGGTGGTAAGACTGTTCCTAACTGTGTGAAAGCAGGTGACGAAGTAACTCATGAAGGTGAAGAACTAGAAGAAGCAAAGAAGGGTCTCTATGCTAACATTCATGCAAAGAGGAAGAGAGGTGAAGCACCTGCTAAGCCTGGTCATGAAGACTATCCTGCTAAGGACGCATTTAAGAAGGCAGCGAAGACTGCTAAGAAAGAAGAAGTTGAACTAACTGAGAAAAAACTAGATCCAGTTGGTAAGGAAGATAAGGACATTGACAATGATGGCGATCATGATAAGTCCGACAAGTACCTAATTGCTAGACGCAAGAAGGTAGGCAAAATCCTTGCAATGAAAAAGAAAAAATGAAATCCTTTAAGCAATTCCGTGAAGACTGTGGTTGCGAAAAAAAGGAAGGTAAGGTAAAATCTAAAAAGAAAAAATCTGGTAATGTTGAAGTGATGCCTAATATCCCTGATGCCCAGAAGGGAATGACTACCAAACCTACTAACGAGGCAAAAAATTATGAAGGTCCTCTATATGCACCATGGTCAGATGTCGTCAAAGGACGAGGATTTGACCCAATCACAGAACGAGCGAAATCAAAATCCCAACAACGATTCTTCGGGATGGTTAGAGCGACTCAGAAAGGGGAGATGGAAAAAGCCTCGCCTGAGGTTTCCAAAGCTGCAGCCTCCATGTCCAAATCCGACGTAAAGGACTTTGCTAAGACTAAACATAAAGGATTACCAGAGAAGAAAGTAAAGAAAGAATCATTTGAGTCAGGTGTGATGAAAGCAAGGAGACATCACAGGGTAGGAAAACTCATGTCCTTCAAGGATTTTATGAAGATCATGGGTGAAATTTTAGGGGAGTGGGAAAAGTAATAAATAAAAGAACACACTATGGACTATTACCATGTTTTCTTTTTTACTTCCACTAGCAACGAAAATTATTTCAGACGCAGTAGCTAAGATTCCTGACAATGAGGAACTTGGAGAAAAACTTATTGAAATTTGCTTAGTTATCCTAGGTAAGGCAGTCAAACTGACCAAGACCGATATGGATGACAAGCTACTTGAGACTGTCAAAGCCGCTATCGCAGCTAAGGAATAGTCCTTTTTATAAATAACACTTAGAATATAACTGGAGTACACGTCAATGTCCCTTTACGGAAGAACTGACAGCAATGCAAACAAAACCAAAGCTGGTGTGGGCATTGGAGCGTCAAGTCAAGCAAAAACCACACTTTATATTGATGAAACTGAGGCAGCACTAGAAGCAAACAAGGAGCGTGGTCTAAACGCACCTGGTTGGTGGTCTTATTTCACCTATACAGATAGTAGTGGAGCTACTCGTCATAAGGCAGAGCAACTAGTTTTCATTGCAGGTGGCGATACCAATGCTAATGAGACTCAGGCAGATGATGCAACAGCAGCAGATGCTAATGTTGTTATTGCTATTCAGACACAACCAGCAGATACTTCTGTTGCTGTAGGTGCTCAGTTACAACTTACTGTTGCTGCAACTGCAACACCACCTGGCAATAACTCTGTTCTCACATACCAGTGGCAGAAGAAG